AAACCCCTCTCCAGTCAAGACCCAAATAACCCTACACTTTGTAGGGTTTTTTCATTGGGGGTATTGACATTAATTCGGTTTGGAGGTATAATTATTCTATGATGATTGAAAAGGAAACCGAAATGACTGAATTCGAAACGAAATGCTATGGTATGACCGAAACCCAAATTCGCGAACAATACATGGACAGCATTACTGCTAAGTTGTCTGGTCTTGAGATGGTTGTTATGGGTATCTTGTCTGACCAGCAAGAGATGTTGGCAATGGGTGCTGGTGCTAACTCTGTTGAGTATGTGCGCAAGCAGTTGAATGTTGCGAAATTTATTCTCTCTGAAATGATGGATGCGAAAAGGGTTTAATCATGAAATTGCTTTCTACTGGTAATCCGAAGTTGCTCAAAGGTGAGAAGAAAGGGTATCTCTCGTTCGTTCTACACCTTGCGCCAGCTGACATTTCTGGCAAAGAAGTATGCCCGAAACGAACTGCAGGTTGTACTGCTGCTTGTTTGAATATGGCTGGTCGTGGTGGTATCTTCAAGAAGGGTGAAACCACAAACGTGATTCAAGAAGCACGCATCCGCAAAACAAAATTGTTCTTTAAAGATCGTGCCAAGTTTCTTGCTGACTTAGAAGCTGACATTGTGTTGGGCATCAAGCAAGCTGAGAAGAAAGGTATGATTCCTGCCTTCCGACTTAATGGCACATCCGATCTTGCTTGGGAGAAGTACGGCATCATTGAGAAGTTTCCCAATGTTCAATTCTATGACTATACCAAAGTGCGTAACCGCAAGGTATCACACCTGAAGAACTACCACCTTACTTTCTCCAAAGCTGATGGTAATGATATGGATGTTCATCTTGCCGCAAGCAATGGTATGAATGTTGCAGCTGTTTTCAAACAACTGCCAGCTACATATATCGGTCGTCCAGTCATCAATGGCGATGAGACGGATCTGCGTTTCTTGGATCCGAAGGGTGTTATCGTTGGTCTCAAAGCCAAAGGTAAAGCCAAAAAAGATACAACTGGATTTGTGGTGTAATCATGTGGGCACTTATTTTCATAGTAGCAGCACCATCTGACTACAACATACATTCTGTTTATAAAACTGAACAACAATGTATTGAGAAGAAGCAGTTCTATGATGAGGCATTTGAGGAAACGAATTCTAGGTTGAAGACAAGGTGCGTTCTTCGAAGTCGTGTTCCTGAAAACAAGAAATCCACTTTGGTTATTCAGAAGTATACAATTTACTGAAATAATCCTTGACATTTATATCAACTCGGAGTATAATAGTTCTACTATGGGAATTATGCCAGCGTGGGTTACTACCACCAACACTAAAAAGCGAAAGCAGAAGTTCAAGTCTGCTGAGGAGAAACGCAGAGTTCTTTCTCAGCAGGAATCTTGGGAAAACTTGAAAAGGAAATATGATGTCAAACCTAAAACAAATTTGTCAGTCACTGATGTATACAAGCCAAAGCATAGTTCTCCACCTCGGGGAGAATCTGTCCACTATCCTAGTCGGGACACTGGTGTTGGTAGTGCTGGTACTTTAAAACCCAACCCAGTCTATACTGGCACCAAGATTATTGGTATCGGTACATTACACAAATCAAACGCTGTTCCTGTCTTCAGTAATGATGAAGCAAAAGAAATAGCAAGAATGCGAAGAGGATAGTATGAAAGTAGCACTTTGTTCTGATGTGCATTTAGAGTTTGGTCATCTGGTATTGGAGAATACAGAAAATGCGCACGTTCTTATTTTGTCTGGTGATATTTGTGTGGCTCGCGACCTCATGCTTCCCGACCCACATAATATTGTGGACTTTGGAAAGTCTAAGCGGTATCATGAGTTTTTCAGCAACTGTGCTGACATCTTTCCTCACGTGGTTTATATTGTTGGCAACCACGAGCACTATCATGGTGATTTTGCTGATACAATTCCTCACCTCAGAAAGTGTCTTGGGCACCTTAAAAACCTCCACATCCTTGATAAAGAAATCTTTGAGATAGATGATACTGTTTTTGTTGGTGGTACATTGTGGACTGACATGAACAAGGAAGATCCCCTGACTCTTTATGGGATCTCTCGTATGATGAACGACTTCCGCTGTGTTGAGAACTCTAATCGTGTTGTCAATTATAAAACTTTTGACGACATTGAGAATCCCGATAAACCAACTTTCAGAACTCGCCCAGCAAGATTCTGTCCAGAGGATGCTGTTGAAGATCATCGTAAGATGCTTGATTATATTCGTATTGTTTACGAAGGTATGCCACCTTGGAAAGAAATGGTTGTTGTTGGTCACCACACCCCATCTCATTTTAGTTGCCATCCAAAGTATAAAGATGACCAGATAATGAATGGTGGATACCATAGCGATCTATCTAAGTTTATTTTAGATCGTCCAGGAATTAAATTGTGGACTCATGGGCATACGCATGAGAAGTTTGATTATGAAATTGGTGACTGTCGTGTTGTTTGTAATCCTCGTGGCTATATTGGTTACGAAGAAATTGCTGATGGATTTAAACTAAAGGTAGTAGAATTATGAGCGAATATTTTCCAGACAAGTGGGTAGTTGTTAGGATTACCGCACAAAATACAACCATCCATAAAGTTTTTGCTTGTTGGTATGGTGGATATGCTGGTTCAGATTCATGGAAACTGAACAGTGGTATTACAAGAGTGTTTGAAGAAGGACAATGTTTTATGTTTGAAGGAAGTAGTGGTTCAACTTATACTTGTCATAAGGAATCTTATGGCACGAACGGATATGGTTATGGTGTTCTTCAGAACATGATTACTACATCGGCAAAAAATGGTATTACTATTGAGATTCTACCAGAAGAAACTAACTGGTTGGAAATAAAGTATGAATGATGTATTACTAAACACATGGGGATGGATAAAAGATGACTGGTATTCTAATCGTAGTAGGTTTGCTGTTGAGTTGCTCGCTTGGGCTATTTCTATCGGTTGTAGTATTACGATGGCGTTCACTGTACCCAACCCTCCGCTACTTGTTCTATATCCTATCTGGATCCTTGGGTGTGCTATGTATGCTTGGGCTAGTTATACTCGGAAATCTTTTGGCATGCTGGCTAACTACCTCTTGCTCGTGAGTATTGATACTATTGGTTTAATTCGAATGCTATAAAAGGAGAAAATATATGGCAAAACAAAAACAAAAAACTGAAACAAATTGGATTCCTTTCGATTTGAAACCAGATCGCAACTTTAAGATGTCGAAACAAACAAAGCGAATTCTTGCTTTGGGTAAGTTTTCTTCAGAAGAAGATCGTCATAGTTACAAGAGAGCAATGGTTAATGCTCAGTTGGCTGAGGAAGCATCTAAACGAACACCAATTAAGAGGGATAGAGAAGATGTATCCGCATGAACTTGATCATGCTTCTTCGAAAATAATTTCCATCTTAGGGCTTGACATAAATAGCATAGATGAGTTAAAATTAAAAGAGTTGAGGGAGTTCGTTGAGGTACTAACGACCCTACATTATTCAAAAGGACACGATGATGGTTACGGGATGTGCGCTGGTTATACAATCAAGTAAACCAAGAAATTGGATTGCTAAGGATCTTCGCACACCCAAATACCGTTGTCGAGTCGAAACAAATAAGAAACAATATAAACGTAAGGAGAAACATCGTGCTCAATCCATTTACTGCTGATCTAGATAACAAACTTCACGTACATTTTGAGATTGATCATGGTGATGTTCTTACATACATAAACATTTTTGAAATCCCTGTCCCAGCAAACATGTATCAGTTGGTACTTGGTAGGCACGATCCGCAAGGTAAAATTACATATAACAAAGAACAATTCTTTCTTACTGAAGAACAGTTAAATGATGTATGTGATTTCTTTACTGACGCAAAACGTAAGTTGCCAATGAACAGTGCTCACGCAGCAATGGAAAAATGGCGTCTAGTATTTCAAGAAAATGAAGATAAACAAATTGATTTTATTGAAGTTGATGATGACCATGTTAATCTGACCAGAATCAATCTTGCTCGCGATATCCAAGACAGCGTTATGGTGAAAACCAAAATGCGTTCTAGTAAAGATTATTGTAAGCGTTTCTATGCTACTTTGTGTAATAACGAACTACATAAAAACAATGACGTAATGGGTTACAGTTGGAGATCAACAGGCTCATTGATTGCTGATGTTTTATGCACTGGCGATTATCTTGATTGGTACTGCAGTGGCAATGAAGGACATATTGATGAAGAAGTTGAACAAGATTTACTAGATATGGGATGGCGCATAGAACCTTACGAAGATTATCGTGATAGTTCTGACAATTCTGACAAACAAAATAATTTGTTTCCTCGAGAAGAAGGTGATGACTGAGATTGTTTATCTATTACTCATCGTCATGTTTGTATTTTTAGTAAAGAAAGCCAAACAAGATTTAGATAGAGCGTTGTTTCAACATGAGGTTCGAGAAAAACTTGGATTCGTTCAAGAGGAATTGAAGAAGATTCTCGTTCTTCGTGTAGAGAAACGTGATGATGTGTTTTACATATACAACCAAGTTACTCAAGAATTTGTTTGTCAAGGTAAAACATTACAAGAAATTCAGGAAGTCTATAAGTTAAGATTTCCAGATAGACGTGCCCTCGTAGATGAGGGAAGTGAATTATTATTTAAGGAGAATATTGATGTCGCAAAACTCTGATATTATTGATGTTGAGTTTGATGAAGTTCCAAGTGAGGAACGAATTAAAGAAGAATTGAATCACCCAAATTTTCAAAAGTGGTTCAAAGGGTTGTTGAAAGAAACAACCATTAATGTTAAATTTACTAAATTGGATGGCGATGTAAGGGAGATGAGGTGCACACTAAATGAAGATGAAATTCCTAACGACAAACAACCAAAGGGAACTAGCACTAGAAGTTCTCCAAAAGATTCAATTGCTGTATTCGATCTTGATATACAAGAGTGGCGTTCTTTTAGATACGATTCGATTAAAGAATTTGATTGGGTACTTGGTGAAGATTCTGAATATCCAGCCACGCCAGAACCAGTCATCATTGATTCTGAGGAGACCGAAGATGGAAAACAGTAATATTTTTGTTACTATTGTCGGTATTGTTGCTGTCACTGCTATTGGTTGTTTCACATATTCGCATGTAGTTGATAGCAATAACAATAAAGAAATTGTTTCTCGTGCTATTGAGCGTGGTCTTGATCCAATGACAGCATCATGTGCTGCTAACATTACTACGAACAATAAAGATATTCGTTCGACTTGTGAAAAAATTTCTATCATCAAAGGTAAATAAAATGAATGGAACTTCGTTACTTGTTATTGTTGTAGTCGTATTGGCTGTCTTTATTGGCGCACCAATCGCTACTATTTGGTCGCTGAACACACTGTTTCCAGTCCTTGCAATCCCTTACACGCTAGAGACTTGGGTAGCTGCCTTTGTTTTGTTCGCTGGAGTCTCTGGAATCGGTCTAAAAACCAAAAAATAATGCTTGACATTAATCCCAAAATAAGGTATAATATATACTGAAAAGGAGACAATATGTCTAGTCTAAATGAAGCCAAAGCTGTTAAGCGTCAAAAGTTGATCGATCGTGCTAGTGGTAAAAGTGGTGAGCCGATGATCAGCGCAGAATCGAATAAATCCTATCAGTCGCAATTTATGTCTGCGTTGAATTGGTATGCTGGTGAAGCAGACTCCAAACAACGTAAGGCATGGGCGATCGCATATTACAAGAAACAGAAACAACTTGATATTGTGGAACACTTCAGCGAATTGCCTGATTGGGATTTCCATTCTCTTGGTGTAATTCTTCGTATGAAGTCGATTGGTTCTTTCCTTACACAAAAGGAAGAGGATTATATCGGCTCTCGTACTGAGGAGTTGCTAAACAAAACCCTACCTAAAAAAGTAATTGTTGCTCAGAACACACCTGTTGTTCCTGTCGTCAGCATTCAGGATCGTATTCTTGAGAAGTCGCATGAATTCGGTGGTGAGATTGATGGTCAAATCGATGACTTTGTTGAGGCAGGTTGCCCAGCAAACTTCAAGATTCCTATGCGTGGTATCTCTGCGCCAGTTGCTAAACACATCGCTGCGTTTTACCAACCATTGCTTGAAGAACTACAAGAGACACTTGCTGGTGAAGATGAACAACTCGTTGAGGGTTACTCAAACTTTACGAAACCGCAACTCAAGAGGTTCATTGGTTTGATTGAAACGATTATTGGTAACTGTGAACAAGCCAAGAAGGTTGTGCGCAAACCACGTGTTCGTAAAGCCAAACCTGCTGGTGAGGTTGTTAAGAACATGAAGTTTAAGAAAGAAGACAACGAACTTGGTCTCAAGTCTATTGTTGCTGCAAACATTGTTGGTTCTAGCGAACTCTGGGTATATAACACAAAGTATCGTAAACTTCAAGTGTATCGTGCAGTTGATGGTGGTTTGTTGACTGTCAAAGGTACGTCTATTCTAAACTATGATACCAAAACGTCAGGTTCGAAAACACTTCGTAAACCTGAGGAGCAATTGAAATCTATGCTTGATATGACCAAGCGTCCAATCAATACAGCATACAAAGCAATCAACGGGAAAGAAGCAGTTCCTAATGGGCGCATCAACGAAGAATGTATTTTGTTTAAGGTTTATTCATGATTTTAATTGACTATTCGCAAGTAGCACTTGCATCGATTCTGACTTTCCAAGCTGACTTGAAAAGTGGCGATCAGGAAAAGGTTATCAATCTGATTCGCCACGTTGCTTTATCTTCGATCAAATCGTTCAAGAAAAAGTATGGCAAAGAGTATGGTGAGATTGTTATTTGTTGTGATGGGCGTAAGTACTGGCGTCGCGATTTCTTTCAGTATTATAAAGCTGGTCGAAAGAAAACACGTGACAAAAGCGATCTGCCTTGGACACTTATCTTTGACACATTGAATCAGATGCGTCAGGATGTTGCTGAATACTTTCCGTATCGAGTTATGCACATTGATGAGGCTGAGGCAGATGACATCATTGCTGTTATGAGTAAGTGGACTCAGGAGAATGCTCTTGTTGAAGAGGGATTAATTACTGAACCACAAAAGGTTCTTATCCTTTCTTCTGACCACGACTTCATGCAACTTCAGAAATATGATAATGTGAATCAATGGTCACCAAATACCAAGAAGTTCATCAAAGTGAATAAGAAAGAAGTGCATGAGAAAATGATTACGCACATTGTTAAAGCTGGGGATGATGGTATTCCAAACATTCTCAGTAAGGATGATGTGTTTATGACAGGCGAACGTCAAAAACCTGTCAGTGCCAAACGTCTTCAAGAATTTATTGAGAATGGGTTCATTGCTTGTAAGAATGATGAAGAACGTAGGAATTGGCATCGCAATACTACGTTGGTTGACTTCAATCACATCCCAGAGAATATCTCTAAGATGATTGTTGAGAACTATCTAAATAATCCACCCAAGGGTGATAAGATGACAGCCATGAAATACTTGATGGAGCATCGTTGCCGATTACTACTAGAAGAAATTGAGGAATTTTAAATGGAAAAAAGAATTGAATTTTTACCCGAAGTGTTTGCTGTCATTAACAAAGACCAAAACCAAGCAAATTATTATAAAGATGACTTCGCTTTCAAAACTGTATTGAAGTGCGCATTCGACACTGAATACAAGTTTAATCTTCCACCTGGAGAGCCACCATACAAAATTGCACCACAGCCAATTGGTATGACACCTGCTACATTGCGCAGTGAAATGCGTCGTATGTATGTGTTTACTAAGTTTAGTGAAGTTACTTCTAAACTTCGTCGTGAGCAATTGTTCGTGCAGTTGTTGGAATCTGTTCATCCATCAGAAGCGAAACTTCTTCTTGCTATGAAAGATCAGAGTATTGATTTATTGTACCCAAAATTTACAGCAGAGTTCGTCAAGAAACATTTTCCTGACGTACTGCCAGAAGGTACGGTGGTTGCAGAACCAGCAAAAAAAGCAGCAACGAAAAAGGTGAAGAGTGCAGAAAAAGTGGATTGATGCGTATTTGGACATGGCTGATCGGTTCGCCGAACTCAGTTATGCCCAGCGACTCAAAGTCGGAGCCATCGTGGTCAAAGACAATAGGGTCATCTCTATTGGTTACAACGGCACACCAGCAGGTTGGGAAAACTCCTGTGAAGAAGTCGTTGTGGTCCACGATGATGGTTTCGTGGTTACGAAAACCAAAGAAGAAGTAATCCACGCTGAGGCAAATGCCATCGGTAAACTTGCCAGAGATGGTGAGGCTGGTTTAGACTCTACTATGTTTTGTACACATGCACCTTGTATCAACTGCGCCAAATTGATTTACGGTGCAGGAATTCGAAGTTTGTATTACCGAAATTCGTATCGTGGTAAAGATGGTATCGAATTTTTAAAAAAATGTAACATTGATGTTGTTCACAACCCTTGACATAAATCTAAATTAGAGGTATAATATTATTATGATACTTGAAACACTTGTTCGTCGTCGTAGATTCTTCGACCCTACTAAGAAAAAAGATATGGAAATTGCACGCCATTTTGTTAAGAACCATTCTTGGGGAACAGAAGGCTGTCCATTTATTTTAGAGTATCCATATTTGGCAATTCCTGATATGATTCGTGATAAGATTATTCACAAGTCAATGGGATTGGAATTTAATCGTGATCATCACATGGTAGGAAGAAAATGAAAGTTGTAATTAATCGTTGTTATGGTGGCTTTGGTTTGAGCGATGATGCAATCATGCGTTATGCTGAACTCAAAGGTATTAATCTTGTTATGGAACCAAGTGATTCTAAAATCATGGGTGCCACATTTTACGTTGATGGTATCAAAGATGATGAACACTACTTTTCTTACTACGATTTGTCCTCAGATCGCTCAGACCCATTCCTAATTCAAGTAGTTGAAGAGATGGGCGATAAGGTAAATGGTTTCGCTTCTGAACTACGAATCGTAGAAGTTCCAGATGAAGTTGAGTGGACCATCGAAGAGTATGATGGTATTGAATGGGTTGCTGAAAAGCACAGAACTTGGAGTTGATATGTCAGATAATTTTGAAGAGTTGTATCCACGAATTCGTGCTTTATATGACGAACTTGTTTACAAAGAAAGTAATTCACCAATGCAAGTGTTTGGTGTTTTCTTAGGCATTATTGCGCAAGAATTTAAAGAGAATGCTTCGAAAGAAGAATTCGACGCATTCTTGTCAAAGATGATGGCAGTCGAATGGGTAAACGTAAAGGCGCATTAACATGACTTACGAAGAATTCGAAAAACACATGGCAGAAAAATACCCTCGCTATTTTGGTGAAGGTAAACGCTATGGTGGATTTGCTATTGGTAAGGGTTGGTATCCAATCATTGAGGCACTTGTTGGTCAGATTGATCACTATACTAAGTGGCAACGCAGAATGCGTGCAAATGATTTGCGTAAACTCCGTGCCAAGAATAAAGGTATGGAAGCACTAATTCAGTTTATGGCAGGTAACAATCGTATCCCATCTGACTGGGATATTGAACGTGCTGAAGATGCCATGGAGAATGACATCAAGGTACAACCAAAGGTTACTTGGATCCATGTTGAACAGATTAAAGAAAAGTTCGGTGGACTCCGATTCTATTATCAAGGTGGTAATGAACACATCAGTGGTATGGTAACCATGGCTGAAGTGTGGGCAGGTCGTTCTTGTGAGACTTGCGGGAATGTTGGTGTACGTCGCAGTGGTGGATGGATTCGTACACTATGTGATATCCACGAAGCAGAATATCAACGTAATAAGGAGACAGAACATGTCTGATAAAGTATGGGTAATGATTGAGTGCGTTTCTATGTTTCGCGAACGCTATATGGTAGAAGCACCAGCTGACCATCCAGAGTATGCGCTTGATGATGTAGCTATGGAAACTGCAAAAGAGTTTTCGCAAAAACATATTGGCGAAACTATTGTGAGTCATCGTGTTATGACAACAGCAGAAGCGTTGGTTCAATGTGATGTAGATAATGACTACTGTATCGGTTGGACAGAAGAACAAAAGATGAAGGCTTTCTTTACAAAAGAAGGCGAGAAACGTGATTACTAATACACAAGACAATCAACTTATAATTGCATCTATCACCATTATAGCTGCGACTGTTGCATTACTTGTTGTATTAAAATATGCTGATGAGATTGATGGGGTTATTACGAAAAGAGTTGTGTATGATTGCAGTCTTTCCGAAATTTCTCCAGATTTTCCACCAGATGTAAAAAATGAATGTCGAAAACGAAGGAGTCAGAAATGAACAAATATATTTTTATACAAGAGTTTACAGATGAGTATGATCAAGTGTCTGAAGTAAAGCACACTTTCTACGCAGGCACTCATAACGAAATCGCTGAACGATTCAATGAGTTCTTGCGTGGTGCTGGTTTTGTTTTTAATGAAGGTGACTATTATGGTTTGCTAAATGACAATTGGGAAAATTCATCAGATGAACTTTCTCAGTCTGAAGAAGAATGGTTCGATGAAGAGTACGAAGAAGATTGTGGCGGTAGTGCAACAGAAGAATATAAAAATCTAGACCATTCTGCTGCTTGGCCATTCCCCCATGCATACACACCAACACCTGAGAAAGAAGATGGTTCTTTACCCTTCTCTAATTTTGGTGGAGAGCGATGTAATATTTGCGGTTTCACACGTCAAGAGATGGGACAAAATATTTGTTATGATAGTCGTTGCCCATTGGGATTGAATCCAAAAAAAGATGGACCTGAACTTGAAGGTGAATGGAGATATGCATAAATGACAAAAGTTTTTACAGATGTATCGGTGTTTCTAAAAGCAGTTGGTCAAGAAACACCTTCAGTGCCACAACAAACTGTATCTGATCAAGCGCAACTGTACAAGACACTAATTAAAGAAGAAGTAGCTGAGTTTTGGGAAGCTGAATCAGTTGGTGATGATGCCGAAGAGATTGATGCTTGCTTTGATATGATGTGGGTTATCATCGGATACATGAAGTCGCGTGGTTGGGATTGCGAAAAAATTTGGGACGAAGGTGCTAAGAGTAATCTATCGAAGATCGATCCTGTTACTGGAAAAGTTAAACGTCGCGAAGATGGTAAAATTCTAAAACCTGATAATTGGGAACCACCATACTTTGGTAAATTCGTAAAATAGACTTGACTTAATTGGTGAACTTAGGTATAATAACATGATGATTACATTATATTTAGATATGGATGGTGTTGTTGCCAACTTCGACAAAGCGTATAAGTCCTTACGCACTCATGCAACTGACGGAAAACGATTTCGTGCAGCTGTAATGGATTATCAAATCTTCGAAGATTTAGAACCAATGCCAAATGCGCAGATGTTGTTACGCCATGTTACTATGCTCAGAGATGTTCGAGTTGAGATGCTAACATCTAAAGGTACATATGACACAGTTCAAGGTGCCGAAGCAGAACGTCAAAAACATGTTTGGTTAAAGAAACAAGGAATTCCTTACAAAGCAAATTTCGTTCGTAGTAAAGAAGAAAAAGCAAAGTATGCCACACCATCATCTATTCTAATTGATGACTCTATTGGTTGCATCACTCCATTTAATGTAGCTGGTGGTCATGGTATACTACATTCTGATTCTTCTATGAGAGAAACTTTGTTAATACTTGATAATCTTCTTTTACAAATAAGAGCATTACAGGCACTTAGACAATGAACATATTTTATCTACATAATGAAACGCAAACATGCGCACAACAACACGTAGACAAACATGTTGTTAAAATGATTCTTGAGTATGCGCAGTTGTTATCGACTGCGCATCGTATGCTTGATGGTACTGAGTATATTGACGCATCTTCTGGTCGCAAGATTCGCCGTTGGAAATTGACAGATGAACATATTGAAACAAAATTATTCAAAGCATCTCACATCAATCATCCTTCCGCTATCTGGGCACGTAAAAATGTTCAGAACTACATGTGGCTTGCTGGGTTGCTTGAGGAAACTTGTAAGGAATATACGTTTCGCTATGGTAAAGTCCACAGTGTTGAACGATCTGGTCTGATGCAGATGTTGAAGAATAACTTCCCCATGAATTTACCAATCGGAGAGTTTACTGAACCAACACCTGCCATGCCTGATGAATGTGAAGTTGTTGGCAACGCTATCCAATCATACAGGAACTACTATATAATGAAGAAGAACCATTTCGCGAAGTGGAAAAATAGACCTGTCCCTGATTGGTATAATGTATGAATATAGACTCTGAATATAGAATACTTTTTAATGTTGTAAGTTTAAATTCAAAACACACACATGCAGTTTTCGAAGTTGGAACAGGTAGGTTGCTCTGTTTAACCAACTGGTTAGAAACTGCTAAAGCAATGGAGAGCGAAGATAACACAAGAGTGTGGTACTTTATCAACAACTCTAAAAAATTACCAAAAATAATTAATGTAAATTTACCATTTGAGTATGTGTTTGATAATATAACATCAAGTTTCTACAAGAAAGACATTCCAGAAGAAGAAACGCAAAAGTATCTTACACTAAGTGAAAAATCTGCAGTATACGACATTCTTCATAGAATTTTGAATAGAGAAAGACAGCACATACAACCAGCTTTGGCAATGCAAGAAATTGTATACGCCATGAAACTTAAAGAGGCTTATGAATTAATCTCTGGTGAAACATACCATCCAGATGCGCATCCATATGTTCGTGATTATTCTTCTTTAAAAAATATCTCCCCATTCGAAGCTGCGCAAAGAATTATCAATAAAGACAAATTACAAAAATCGAGATTAGTTGAAACAGAATCTATACGTATGAAATACATATCATTACTAAAATCATGCACGGATTTAATTCAGGTAAATGAATTACATGACGAAATGGTTAGAGAGACCAGCATTTATGGTGGACTATAACATGATTTTTATCAACACAAATAAATTATTTGATAATAATATGCACAGAGAAATCCCATATATGAAGCCAATTAGGAAAGTTCGGGCATTTTCTGAAGAAACATATTCTGAATATCCAGGTATGAAACAATATCGCTCATTCTCTAAGTATTTCAGCTCAGGTATTGTTCCAATAGATAGATCAAAAACTATAACAACCCCATTCAACACAGTATTGATGTCATGCTTAGAAATGCCAAACTATGAGGTTACTGATATATCATACGCTGAATGCTGTGACAACAGAGCAAAACAAATACTCAATACTGATAAAAAACTTGTTGTGTTTTGGAGTGGTGGTATCGACAGCACAACTATGCTATCTGCTTTATTAAAAAATTCAACAAAAGAACAACAACAAAATATATCAATCCTTTTGTCAAATGAGAGTATAGTTCAGAATGCTAATTTCTACAATGATAATATCTGCGGAAAATTAAATATTATACCAACGCACGATTGTTTAAACTATCTTGGAAATAATGATTATGTTTGCGTGGTTGGGGAAAATAACGATGAAATATTTGGAACTAATTTATTATACGCATTAACTAGATTACACGATATTAGTATTTTACAAAAAGAACCATCCGATGTTCTGCTTGGTTTTACTTTAAATAGTAACAAAATGATGGCTATTGATAATGACATAACGGAGATAAGTAATAATATTAAAATTATAAAAAACATTAATGAAAAATGCCCAATAAAAACAGATAACATTTTTACATATTTTTGGTTG